TGCGTTGCTCAAAGCTGGTGGTTAGAGCTTTGAGATCTTGAATAGACCTGGCACGGACCTGTTCAGTTGCTCTGTTTGCAGCTGCAAGTGCATTCTCATACGGGTCACCATTCTCTCTGATGTATTTTTCAATAGCATTAACATCGCTGTTGCTATCGAGGTTCTTAATCCCGATGATGTTTGCAACACGCAAATAAGACGGATTGCGTAGAGCGCCACGTGCCCTGTCAGATACCATAAATCAAAGCTCCCTTAAGAAGCGGACGACAGATCTCTGTCCAGAAGCGTACCTAATCTGATCGATCGAGTCACACAGAGGTGGCGTGCGTTCAGGGAAGAAACGATCAAGGATCTCAATAGCCTCCTGAGGTATGAGGTCTTTGAGTGTCGCCTTCAGTTCTTCGGTCGGTGTCATTGGGGTGGAGTCCATAGTTCAACAGTTGATGTGGTTAGGTCGTATTCGTTATTGCGCAGGATCCTGACTAATCGAGCCTGCTTGATTGCCTCGCTTTCTCCAAGCCCTTTTTTGGCATAGAGCTGAACAACTCTTTCCCAACATTCCACAGGCTTCGTGATGTCCCACTTCCCGACCTCCTTCGTCGCTCCGACCATCCCAGTGCCTGGGCATCCACTGATTCCATCTGTCGAATCGCCCGCAAGGATCTGGCAGTAGAAGAATCGTTCGGCTGCCTCCTCGGAGACGGTGAAGAGGTTGGGTGTGAACTCCTGCATCCCGAATGATGTGAGCCATTCGCGGAGGGGTTGCTTTGATTTGGAGTGCCAGAAGGGTTCATGCCAGTAGTGGTAACCAGGGATTTGAAGTAAGTCTTTGTCGCCGGAGACGATGCAGATGTCTTGTTTCTTGCTTGCGAGTTGGGTGGCGAAGATCCCAATCAAGTCATCAGCCTCCACCTGCTCGTGCATTACTGCCCATGGCAGGTCAACGCACTTCGCTTTCAGCTCGCTGAACCCCAGCGGTTTGGGCTGCGTTCTGTTGGCTTTGTAGTTGGGCTCTAGGTCACGGCGGAACATCCCCTTCTTAGTGAAGCAGTGGATTAGATCGATCTCAGGATCGATGTCCAACGCATCAGCCAGTGCGTCTGTCCGCCTGTGGTAGTTGATCCATGCCTCGGCAACGTCGGTCTGACAACAGATCATCTCGCCGTGTTTGACGACAGTGAAGACGGTCTGCTCTGCTGCGGCATAGCAGTACATGTCGCCGTCAAGGATTGCTTTAAGGCTCACGCTTGAGCCTCCTTGATTAGTTTCACCACGTCTTCCTGCAGTTCAACAATGGCGTGGTGGTAGCCATTCCAGTACAGCTGGCGAGGGTGATTGCTGTGGTTGAACTCGTGCATGGCATGAGCCAGCCGCTCACCCATCGCTTCAAATAATCGCTTGTCATCGATGTTCATTAGATTGCTCCTACTCCTTCACGAGTTTCAGTGAACTGACAAGTGTTGATGTTGTACTCCAACATGCACTTCATGCCAACTTCTCCTTTGATTCTGTTTTTCTTGAGCCAACAGTGAGTCAGATTGTTCTTCTCCTTGTCGTTGGGATTTCGTTGGAGCATCCAGATGTAATCAGGGATCTGCCCTAAGGATGATGATCCTTTAAGGAGTCCAATATGCGGTTCGCCACCCTCTTCCGCAGGTGTGCTACCACTATTGTTTCGGGCGATGTGACACACGACGATGAATGTGAAGTTGAGTTCCATCGCCAACTCTTTGAGCTTTTTAATTGCTTGATCAATAGCCCTACGCTGGTCAGCGCGAAGATCAATACCATCGGCAATAATGGAGAAGTGGTCGAGAATAACGACTGAGCACTGTTCACTGAGAACGTAGTGCCTGACATTTGCGAAGAAAACATCAAAGTCAATTGAGCCAAACTTGTCTATTAAAAATAGATTTTGCGCAAATGTTTTGGCCGCATCTCTTATCTCCTGCTGGTGCTCAACGCGCCACTCTTCTGGCCTGCGATACATGGCCTGACCCATGCACTCGCTGATCATCCTTTCGTAGGTGCAACTCGTGCTCTCCTCAAAGCCGAGGTAAGCCACCCTCACGCCGGTCATGCAGAGACGTAAGCCAATGCTCCGGCTGAACAGGGACTTACCGATCCCCGTGCCGCCAGCGATCATGTGAACCTCACCAGGCTTGAGTCCTTCGGTGCAGTCGTTCCATCCCTTCCAAGGGAAGTCATGGCCACGATGGATCTTCGGGTGCAGCACCTGCTCCATCAGATCAACAGCAGCCACGACACCATCAGGCCGATGCTTTTTGGCCTGCATGATCGCGAGCTTCAGGGTGGCCTTGTCGCCCGCGAGCCATGCGTCGGCGGCATCCTTGTACTCGCCGAGGCCAGTAACGATACGAGCCTTTGGCCCGATCAGTTCGGCCACCTTCTGAGCGTTGGTGACTCCAGGCTTGTCTGTATCAAACAGGATTCGTACAGACTCAAAGCCCAGCACCCAGCTGAGGTGTGGCTTGATCGACTGAACTGCTGATGTCACGCCGTCAGGGATAGAGACCACAACCCAGGTCTGTGATTCCCTGACGGTCAGCAGTTCACGCACACAAAGGCAATCTTTTTCACCTTCGCAGATGATCAAGTTGCCTTGATTGCCAAGGTTCTGCCCAAACAACTGCATCGGTTTGGGTCGTTCGCCCACCCAACTGAACCCTTTGGGTTCCAGCCTGCGGACGTGTTGAGCAACGGTCTGCCCGTCTTTGTCTTTGAAGTCCGCGTAATGGTTCTTGTCTGTGGAGCGGTAGCCATACAGGGTGCAAGTTCTCTTGCTGATACCCCAGTCATCGATCGCTTGGATCGGTGCTTCAACAATTGGACGGATGGGTTTGACGTCCGTTTTGTTCTGCTGGATTTTGGCCAGCATGTCGCCGACCGTGCTCATGGTTTCTTTCTCCGGCCAGAAGTGTTTGCCGCAGCTGTAACAGTGAATTGATCCGTCATCGTTGAGTTGAGCGCCATCTGATGAGTCGCACCCTCCGGCTTCCGGTCCCGGACACGGAAGGTGGGTCGTTTGCCTTGTGCCCATGCGGTTAGGAAGTCAGCGGGGATAGGTGTTGGGCACCAAGGAATCTTGTGCTTGGTGCACCATTGAGCAACGGTTGTTTTGCTTTTGGCATTCAACCGTTGGTTAGGCATTTGAAGTGCCACGAATAGTGGAAGATCAGGGTTGGCTTTGAGAACAGCAAGCAACTTCGAGCGATCACTTGCTGAGAACCATCCCTTCACTTCTATGAAGAAGTCACCCACCCGAAAGTCAGGTGTGTACTTCCGTTGGATTGTGTACTCGAACTTCTCAGGTTCGTAGTCAGCGACGTGACCCAGTTTCACTAGGTCAGCGCCGATGTCCTCCTCCAACTGGCTGCGATAGGGACCGGGCCTAGCGCGTTTCCGGTGGGCCCGGTTGAACCTATCGAAGGGCATTACTCGTCCAGCTCGAAGAAGTTGCCGGAGGTGTCAGTCATGTCGATTGCATTAGAAGGCGGAGCCTCCCAACCACCACCCTCAATGGGTGCAACAGGACCGCTGGAAGATCCACCGCCAGCCTTCAATTCTTTGATCTGGAATCCTTCGAGAGCAAGAGTGATGCCTGGCTTCTTGAGATAGGTGTAAGGCAAAGCCTTGTAGTAGACGCGGCCAATTGAACCCCATCCAATGTTCTGGATCTGATCGTTTACAACCTTGCCACTAGCGTCATAGATCGTTGGCGCTGAACGCTGCATGACCTTGCCAGTTTTCTTGGAGGTGTACTCAAGCTTGCGCTTGAACTTGAAGATCGTTTCAGTTTCAGATTGGATCTTCTCACCATCAGGATCATCAGGGTTGCGATCCATTGCAGGGCCAAAGGGGAGCTGCAGTTTGCTGGTGTCGTTTGGGAAGGAAGGGAACTGCAGGCGGTACTCATTGATGGCTTGATCAATGACCTCCAGCAGTGGAGCGATCTTGCTGTTCTCTAGCTTCAGTCCAGCCTGCCAAGCAAGCTTGTCGCCAAGGTCAGGTTCAGGTGCGCCGACGATATTGCCGAAGGCGTAGGTGCCGATTGGTGAAGTTTCTTCGTCGTAAAGTGCCATAGTTTTGGGGGCAGATTTGGGCCGGACTTACATCTGGTGAGAATGCCGGTTAGTTAATGCTTGATAGTGGGCAAGTGATCAGGAAAATAAAAAGGGGTTGGTCCCTATCTTCTGAACTTTGAGATCACCTAGCACTGGTGGTGCTGGCAGTGATTTGTTCAGCTCACGTTCGAGGTTGTAGTGCATAACCTCCAGGTGACTGACGGAGTAGAACCGACTGAACTGGTCTTGCAATTCCGTCCGCATCATAGACACGTTATCCAGTGTTGTTGCCATACAGTCATGCACTGTGATGATGGGTTTGTTGTATGTGTTACCCCAATGCCATACAAACTGTTCAAGGAAGGCGGCATCCATTGAATGCACGTAATCAGCTGCGAGTTTTGACATTGACTTGCGTTTATCCAGTGGCGCTCCTTCTCTGTCATCGCACTGAAACTTCACCGTTCGTCCGCTCAACACAAGCTGATGCTTCTTGACGTTGGCCTCACTTGAATAGCTCTCAACCAACAGACCGTTAGGCGTCAGCCAGTAAGGGCGATGGCCGCATTCCATCTGCACCTTGGCCACTGCTCTGAGCCAGCCAGCCAAGCAACCAACAGATGGCAACAGTCCTTTGACTGCGCGATGGATGTACTTGGCCAGGCACACCGACAGCTCAACAGCTCTCAGGTTCTCTGACTCACGATCAATAAAGCCAGACAGGTGATCACGCAGGTACTCCTGAATGCCACGCATCAGGGTCTGATGTGACCTGCCATAGATGATTGGCATACACGCTTCCTTCACTAGCTTGCGTGTTACGCCGTGCTCCAACCACCAGTCCAGGCACTTTTGATCAGCTTCCCTGTCAAGAGGTTTTTTTCTGCTGCTTGAAAGACCATGGGCCTCAGGGTTCTGCATCATTGACAGCACTGCCGCCAACATCTCCAGATACAGGTCTGAGTAATGACTGCCGACAACATTTGTTTGTTCAGCTAACCATTGATCCCTTGTTAAACAAGCTGCATGGCCATAAGCCGAGCAGGTTTGATCCAACTGAAAGAACAGTTTTGTTTTGTAGGTGTAGTCGGCCTCGTACTTGGCCCACTCTTGGCACAGGCTGATGAACCTGAATGGTTCTTTCACCCTCTCCCAAAAGCCAAGGCGATCGAGTGGATCCTGGCCTGCAGCAATGATGTGCAGCTCGTTCTCGGCGAACCACGTCAGCCGGTCATCCCAGCTTTTAGGCAGGCCAGCGGCATCGCCCACCGCCCACGCAAACTCCTGCTCATTGCCACTGATCAAGGCACCTTGATCTGATTGCAGCTGTGAGCGCCACGTATCAGCCTTCAGGTAACCCGTGTTGCCGCCTTCCATATACTTGCGACCACGCCTGTCTTTCTTCCAGGTAAAAAACAGTCGCGGAACATCCTTCAACCGCTCGTATGTGATGCGGCCATGGATGAAGTCAGACCGCTGTCCGTTGCGCCGCTTGTCTTGCTTCCATTTCCAGTGGTCATCCCAGTAGTCCTGGAGGGATGTCTCTTTGTGGTTCTCGACTAAATACTCAGCCTTGATTGGGTAGGGCACACGGTCCCGTGGTGGCAGGCTGCCGACGCCGTGGTTCAGCTCCCACAGCTGACGCTGCAGCTCCATGATTTCGTGGTTCCAGGTGATCGGCGTGTTCTGCAGCACGTTGAGTGAACCCAACACGCAGTCCTTGATCCATCTGGTGTGGTGGTTCCATCTCTCAGGTGGAATGTCGATTGCTGCTGTGCTGTAGGTGTGAAAGCCACCGCTGTATTGGCTCGTCCACTCCCTCGGTGGTTCGATCATCGGCATTTTTGCCGGACGAAAACAGAGCAGGTTGTTTTTCCAGCGGCTCAAAAACTTCCAATAGGTCTCTGTCATCAGGAGAGTGGGCACCTTCCGGCCACGGATGGTGCGGTGCTCCACTTCGATCATTCCCGTGGCCAGCCGGGTGATCTCAATGAACAATCGGCCCAGTGCCTGACGTTCAACAGCAGGCAGCGGCCTGAACTGCTCTGCAATCTTGAAGTTCTTGGCTCTCAACCTCTGCATGAGAGGTGCCACCCCAAGGTTCTTCCCGTTGGCCAAGCGCAACCCTTCCAGGTGCCAACTCTTTCCCCATGCAGGGTGCATGAGAAACAACACCAGTTCGGTGCGCTTCCCTAGCGCTGATGCGACACGACTGAGCCGGGTTTCATCCCGAGCAGAGTCAATCAAATAGAACAAGGCATCAAGCCCTGCCTGAATGACTGCCTCATCGTTATCCAACAGCGCCCAGGCGGAGCCATAGACAGCGGCACGGGTACGACTTGCCTTGGCTTCTTTCAAACAGACCTGGATAAATCTGTCAGCGAACCGCCCGGCTAAGAATGAACTAGCACCGGCCTGCCACTTGCCTGCCGTGGCCCTGCTGCCACCGATCTGCTGACACCATTTCTCAAGCTGAACCTGAGGGGAAAGAGGTTGCGATTCGGGGCCGTTGCTTGCGGTTGATTGTTGACTGTCCATATCAGTGAGACAACAGTGAGAAAGCCAGTCCAGGACTGGTGTTTGAGTCAGGTCAAGCGCCTAACAGTTTCCACCCTTCGATCATGCAGGTGGCTAAAAAAGCAGTCAGCTACTGGAGTTTGGCGCTGGTTGCACAGGTTGCGGTTGCACTGCAACTTGTTGCAATGGTTGCAACGATTGAGACTGCATGAGATTCCTTAGGCGTGCCAATCGCTTGGTTGATTTGGTCACATAGCGTTGACTCATTCTGATGTCTGAATGATTCGCCCAGCTCGCAATATCAAATGCCTCCCAGCCAGCATCAGCCAGCTCAGTGATGCACATTGCTCTGAATCGATGGCCCGTCCAATCCTTGAGCACACTTTCAGGCAGCCGCAGTTTGCAAACAACTAGCTCACGCGCAGCTGCAAAATGTTCCCACCACAGGTGATAGTTAAAGGGGAACGGACGCTCAGGATTTAGCTTCTTGAGTTCAATAAACAGTGACTCAAGTTCAGGCATGATTGGTAACTCATGCGTCTTTTTGTTTTTGATTTTCTGGCCTGCGCGTGGCTGGTGTTTGAGCTTCAACGTCAGCCTTGTCATTGACACGTCCGACCATTGGAGCCTGAGCGCTTCGCGTGTCCGCACTCCTGTCATGCGCAGGAACTGGCAGAACAGTTGAACTGATCGTCTGTTGCGTGGCCTGAGATAGGTCTGCTTGCCCAGCTCCTCAATCAAGGCCTCAACCCATTGATCTTCAGGGATGAAGTCACTCGGCACGCTCTCCTCTAGGCCTTCAGGTCGGAGTGGGACACGATCAATCGCGCCTCTCCTGTTGGCCTGCTTGAGCACCACAAACAGAGCGTTGAGGTGGTTCTGAATGGTTGGATCACTGAGCTTGCGTTGATCACGGCACATGCGGACAAACGCCTCGCACCATTCCAGGTCGATCCGTCTGATGTCAGTCTGTGGGTCAGTCCGTTTGGCCACAAGCAAAGCGTTGGCAGCCATGGTGCCTTCCCCTGCGTGCCACTTGGTCTCCGTGGTGTAACGGACCCAATAAATCAGGCTGAACTCAGTTGCATCAGTGCAGTAGCTGTCCAGGTCGGCTGACTTCTGATCAGCAGATTGGGCTGCCTTGAGCTGGTTGCGTTCGATCTTTAGCTGTTGCTCTGCACGTAGCGCATCGTGTTCAGAGTCAGCAAAACGTGTGCGTTTCTTGGGTCGGTCGGGGAAGCCCCCAACTTGAGCAACCCACTTCTCTTTGTTGAGGTCATAAAAGACTGTCATTGATCAGGCCCTGGCTGCTTTTCGTTTTGCTCCAGGTGCTCCAGGCTTTTCTTGATCTGCTTCAAAAGAGACCTGCCCTCTGACGTTTTGGGAAGCTCCTCCTTGAAATGATTGAGCGACATTTCTTCAGCGATCAAACGGCAGGCCGCAATTTCTTCTTGAGTCAGCTCATCTGCAATGCGATCAGCCAGTTCAAGGATTCGAGGCAGTCGTGGATCAAGCGTGTGAGTGATGGCGAATGTGCAAGCCATCGTGAACGCTTCGAGGTTGCTTTCAGGTTTGTTCATTGTTCAGGCCATAGGTGGTTCTCGATCTGCTCCAGGAAGGACAGGCCGGATGGTGTGATGAAAAGCATGAGGTTGCGCTCATCGTCAGGGTCTCGCTCGGTGCGGACGAACTTGCGGCCAACATTGCCGCGATCCTTTCGACCCTTTGGGCCAAGGGTGTCAACGGCACGGCTGACGGCAGCAAGGGTGACGTCAAGACGTTTGGCAACTTCGGACTGGGTGAGCCCAGGGTTTTCAGCAACGATTACAAGGAATCGCCATTGACTCCAACGAAATTGCGGATGAACGGTGGCAAGGAACTGACAGGCAGCCAGCGCATTGCGTGAGTAGTGGATGGACACGGGCGGTGTGTGGTGGTTTTGCGGTTGTCGTCTTCTGTCAAGGAGTGTCAAGCCTTGAGATGCGTCAATGGTTTTGCAACCTGCAACATGAGCATAAACGCTCAGTTCAGATAAACAAATATCCAGCGATACAAAGCGTTGATCTGGATCAGTGGGCCATTGAGACCATCGTCTTTGACAAAGGCGATGGGCAAGCGAGTGCGTGTGGCTGGTCTCTCGCTGATTTTCACGCGGTTCAACATGCGGACGAGTCCTAGTCGTTAGTGGTGGTCTGGGTTTTGGAGCTGAAGCGATGGTGAATGTGCTCACCACGGCCCCAGGTGGGATAGAGGCCGCGGCCTTTGAACTGCCATCCAAGTTTCAGCAGTTCATTCACATGCTTTTGCACCTCTGCATCAACAGGTTGCTGCTGTGGCGTGTTAGTGGTCATGCAGCTGCAGATGACTGAACAGTAGTTGATGGTTGAGGATGGTTCTCGTTGAAACTCTGCACTTTTGGGATCACTGGCACCACATCAAAGATGGGAAAGTCTCCAAAAGCCTCTCCACCAACGAAACAGCGCTCAAGGTTGCGTCTGTTCTTATGGGCCATGGCTTGTGACGTATGAACAGACACAAGCACCCAATCGATACCGCGTTGAACAACCAGGCCATGGGAGTAGCGCCCAGGCCTGCTCATCTCACGCTCGATCACCGCACCGTTTGGCATCAGTGCTTGAAGTGTTCCCATTTGATTCCTCCAGATAAAAAGATGGATTTTGGACGTTTAACAGTTGTCCATGGCATTCGCCAGGCACGGGAAGGTTACCCATGCAGCACGTAGCCAAACAGGCTGCAGCTAACAGGGTTTTCATGCCAAAGACTCCAGCGATCGGTTCAAGGCTTTCCCTTTGGGTGACAGGTAAACGAGAAAGCGTCTGCCCTCTCTGTGGTCCTTTCGGGTCTCCAAGAGTCCGAATCCTGGTGTGCCCTTGCGGTGGCTGTCGCCCATCGCCATGACACTGCGAGAAATCGCACTGTTGCTCAAGTTCAATTCCCTCATGAGCTCTTGGAACGTGCATTGGCCGCGACGGGCCACCACCAGAAAAATCTGACAGAAATGCAACGGCATGTGAGTAGGAGACAGGACCGCAAAGGCCCCTAAAGCTTTTTCCAATTGAGTCATGGTTGTGTGATACAGGCTGCAGCTAATAGGGTTTTCATGGTTTGTAGGTCTTGCCGTTGTGCAGCGGCTTAACCACTCTCCAAAGACAAACAGCGTGTTCTTCGACGACAACACGCTTGCCCAGCATGAAAGCCTGCTCCTCGTTGTCAAAGATCAGACGACCTTGATCCACAAGGTAGATGTTGAAAATGTTATTCACGATGATCACTGAATCATCGTTTGTGCCCTGCAAAATACGGTCTTGCAGTTGCTCAAAAGCAACATCAAACCA